CACTGGCAATTTCTTTAAACCGCCGACGCCAGAAGAATACGCTAAAGTTAATAATCTTCCGTTTAATCCAGAAGTTAATACAGATAAGATGGGTAAAATAGGTAGGTTATCGGATCTAGATGACGACGAGGATCAAGGTATGGATGGCGGTTTCATATGGACACTCTAGCCGTATAATGATATCGTCTTATCACCGCAAGCTCGGAGACACAAATGTCTTGGATTGAAGATGTCAAGAAAGCAATAACAGATTCCCTTCGCAAAGATATCGAGGACTTAACTAAATCAGAGGCGGATCGCCTAGGGGACACTCCTCAGCCAAGCAATGAATCTCAGAGGGATCAAAACTTGGTCGGTAGCAAGGCTATACTAACTGACCCTTTCTACGATCATGCGGCGCATAACTACTTCTTGTCGAAGTCTAAGATATCGCGTATTGCCAATCGAACTCTCAGGGAGATATCCATGAGGGACTGGCTTGTGAATGCGATCTTGCAGATCCGATGCGATACTGTCCTGAGATTCTCCCGTCCTCAGGATAAGAAGTATGATATGGGCTATCGGTTTATAAAGACCAATCACAGTGAGCCTGTTTCTCAGGAAGACATTGATAATATCAGGATGTTGGAAGATTACGTGTACCACTGCGGTAGGGCCGATGGCACACCGCGCGGCGAAGAGATGATGTTTGGCGAGTTCGTTAAGTTGATCACGTGGGATGCACTCACTTTTGGTCACATAGCGGTAGAGAAGGTGCTGACCCGCAAGGGGTCTATGCATAGATTTCGCCCTCTACCAGCTGAGACCGTTTATCGTATCAACCCGAACGTGTCAAAGGACACCGTAGAGAATCAGGCTAAGATTGCCCTCGAGATGTATCACAAGAAAAGATCAGACAATGATCCTAGAGGCGATGGTGCGCTGAATACTCCGAATATGGAGTATCTAAAGTACGATCAACAAACCATGGATATGCGCGTCGTAAACGTATTCGGCGACGAGGACATGGTGTTCAAGCTATTCAATCCTAAGAATTTCGCTGACTCTAACGGCTACGCCATATCGATGGTCGAGCAAGCTGTAATAATGATCACCAACCACCTAAACGTAGAATCGTACAATGCAAATTACTTTACGCACGGGTACGCAGCAAGAGGAATCTTACATCTTAAAGGTACGGTTACTCAGAACACTCTCGCGTCTTTCCGTCGTCAGTTCTACAACACTATTTCAGGGTCTAATAACGCTTGGCGGACGCCGATTGTCGCAGGCCTGGATGACGTCCAGTGGATACCGATGTCAGGATCAGCACGCGAGATGGAGTACATCAACTTCAACTCCCACGTCATGCGATCCATCTGCGCCCAGTTTCAGATCGACCCCATAGAGGTCGGACTCGATTACCTAACTACAGCTAACGGTCGAGCAGCTTCCCAGGCTAAAGAATCTGGACAGTTTAAGATCACATACTCCAGGGAGAGAGGTCTATTACCGATCTTGTACTTCATAGAAGACGTAATAAATCAGGAGTTGATTCCTGCTCTAGATAAAGAACTTGCCTCTAGGTACAAGTTCAAGTTTGTCGGATACACCGATGACACTGCTCAGACGGACATATCGCTTAGACAGGCTCAGATGACGGTGTTTTCAACGATGAACGATCTCCTCAAAAACGAGGACAAGAAGCCTATCGATCATCCTATAGCAGATCTTCCTCTGAATCAAGCTTTCTGGGGGCTCGTAGATAAGATGATGACCAGGGGTGAGCAAAGAGAAGTATTTCTTGGCGATAAGGGTGCTACAACTCGCGATGAACTTAAATACCTACCTGGCGATCCAATGTTCTTGCAGTGGTCGAATTTGCTCATGACCAAACAAGCTCAAAAGGAAGCCAAAGAGCAACAAAAGCAGCAAGTCGCTATGCAGCAGCAACAGATGGATCACGAGCACGATCTGCAGCGTCAACAAGTAGACGGAGACGCAGAGCGTCAAAAACAGTCAGACGCAGAGGCAGCGGTTAAGGCAGGCTCTCCAGTTCAGCAACTACAAGAATCTGCTAAGGAATACGGTGCTACGCAGGCTTCAAACATAGGCGGCACTGTCGCCAGGAACCCAATCAACGTAGCCGCAGACCTCGAGAAAGAGTAAGCATAATTCATATGCTAAAGAAATGCTCTAAATGTTTAGAGGAACTACATTCCTCTAATTTTAACACTGTTAAACGCAAAGGTGTTATTCATTTAAAAGCTGCTTGCAAGTCTTGTCAAGGCAAATACAACGATAAATATCGTCTGTCTAATTTAGGTAAAATGCGCAACAAGCAGCGCAAGTGGTTCGACAAGAATAAAGAAAAACAATATCAAAGAGTAAAAGAATATCAAAAATTAAATGCTTTAGTTCTTAAAGATAGACGTAAAAAACGTCTTATAAATGATGTAAACTATAGAATTGCTAGAAACTTAAGATGCAGACTGTGGTGCGCTTTAAATTCGAACAAAAAGAACATATCTGCTGTAAAAGACTTAGGCTGCTCTATTGAAGAATTAAAGATTTACATTGCTTCTCTCTTCCAAGATGGAATGTCTTGGTCTAATTACGGAAAAT